GTCTGAATTGGCTGCACCAAACCATTGTTTTGGATACACCACTATTTTATCTGAACTTGAATTCAAGTACGCCCCCCACCAACTAAACGCACTATTAGCAATGATGTGATGATTCGAACAACTCATCAACATTAATTGTTCCCAGTCTTCCATCGTATCATCTGCTTTATGAAATTTTAAATCCGGAAACGTTTTTTTGATTTTGTACAATCGCTGATTCACTGGAAGATTATCTTTTTCTTCACAAAAGTAAATAATGTTCCAATCTTGTTTTTTTGTTCGTTTAATAATTTCACGAATGGCCTGAATGTAGTAGTCGTCTTTCAAAATATTATGATGCAATTGTAACTTGGTATAATCTCCGATACGAAAATGAAGAGAAATGGTATCATTCATGCTACTACCAGCATGATTTGTATCATTTCTAGATTTAATGTAAGGTTGTTCAATCACTTCTTTAAATGCCATACAAGCATCGGTTACGGTTTGAATGGAATTTGGATAATCATTGGAACGTTCAGGTGTGCCAAATTGTTCGTCATAGACGGTTTGACCTATCACGGCATCAATCGGTGTAATATGACGTTTTAAGTGATTCAATAAGATTAAATCATGACTTCTATTTCTTACAGATGAAATATAAAAATCGTCTGATGATGCTATAAACTTACATTTTAAAGTCAATATGTTTGAATCTGAATTGGTGAATAGCCGAGTGTAAGAATTCAAAATGTAATCGTACTACCTAGCGTTCATAAGTCCCGCATTACCTCCTATAAAGGTTAACACATTATACCTTTCTTCAATGACAAGAAGATTAAATGTGTAATTGTAAATATTGGTCTGTTTATTGACTCCAACCGATTCTCCTGTAAGAGGATTACAGATAGAATAATATAAGGCATTTGAATTTAACGTAGGCGTAATGGTAACAAATTCAAGTTCTATGTTAGAATATTTAGACAAATTCATGGCACCTGAAGGTTGCAAAGAGAAGGGGTCTGTTTTTAAACAAAAATTATAAGTGTACAGCCCACTTAAATTCAAATATCCACCACCACGACTTGTTAAATATTGCTGTTCATATTTATAAACCGATGCAGGTCTCATTTCTTCCCGTGTCATTCCGTCCAAACTAATTCCCATGGTTAATAAAATGTCTTTTTGATTTTCTACAGCATAAGAAGGTTGTATATAGATTTCATCTCCATTTGGTGTAGTGTAGGCGGATACGTCAACGGGCAAATAATCGTACGGCCAATTGGTGAAATTACTCCATTCGTTGCGATTTGTTATATCCGACCGTTGAAATAAAAGCATCCAATTTAAGACTAAATCAGTCGAGTTTTGCAACCATATTTTATCCGTTACTGAAACATCGTAATACCATGAATTGTAGATTTCACGAATTAAATATCTTTGTTCTTTGGATGCAAATAAATACGCTTCTTCTTCAGATAAAAAACAATAGGTACATGATAAATGAGTTTCTTCGTTCCACGAGGTAATCTTGGAATATTTGGATAAGGTTTCAGGTGGAGATTGTAAAAATAAGTAAAATTGATGAGCTGGATTTGTAAATACAGGTGCAATAACGGAAGTAGGTTGTATTCCTGTAACATCACACATTTGAAATAAATCATGAATGGGTCGTAACGTTACTTCAATATGAAGTTCATTGTATTGCAAACATACCAAGGGAAATGCTTGTTGAGCGTTCAAGGCCCACCATATGGGTAATGGAACTCGTAATTGTCTTCCACGAATGGATGGTTCTGAACCATTGGTCAGATACGTGCTTGTAGATTGATACACTGCATTGGGATACAAATTATTATGATACGAAGATGGATTGTACAATTCAGGTACATTTCCAGTCATATCATCCCATTTTGCCTTTTCCGTAGAAGTTAAATCACGATTAGCTAACGCAACAATATCATGTCCCGTGATATGTTGAATTAAACTTCCACCAATTGTAAATCGTATAGAGCGAATCATCATGGCTCCAATATTTTTAATCCATTTAAATTCGTAAGGAATTTCACTTTGATACAACGGACTATAAATATCAGGCAAATTGATAACTAAAAAAGTATCTTTTAACAATTCAGCGTATCGTTTTACTTTAAAGTTATAGATGGTGTCTGTATTCAGTTGCAATTCTCGTAAGCCATCATAGTCCAACCTAAAATTTTGAAGTCCAAAATTTGTAATCTGTTTGTAGGCACTTGACCAGTACGTTTTTTGAGGATTTCCATACATGATGATATTTTGCGAACCATTTGACACTAAATTCAACAATCCTCCTGCCATGAATAAGTAAGATATTTTGTATTTAATAGGGTAGGGGGTTTATATTTTAATACATCAACTATTTTCATGGTAGCCGTAGTTGCAAACTCAGATGCGCCGTAAATATCCTGCAACAGTAACCATTCAAATAATCCACCCGTATATAAATACACTTTTCCGCCTAATTTTTGAATTTGTTTGTATTTAATATAAATGGTTTCGTCGTTACTATGTCTTCCATAAACAAAAATATTTTTTTTATCTCGGATAGCATGTTCCACTGCATGAATTTCTTGTTGCCACGACACCGTTTTTGCAATCAACAATTCTTGTTCAGAAGAAGGCAACGTATTTATAATGAGTAAATCATGCTTTTGAGCGTACTGAATATCTTCAAAATTAATGCGTTGAATAGAATTACCCATTTGTAAAAACAATAGATTTATAATTCACTTATTTATCGTAATTCAACTTAGATACTGTTTTCTCCTAACAAAATTTGCATGTTTTTGTCTTAGAAGGGGGTCTTGGTATGTAACCAGGGTAATCAATGCCTGAATATTGTAATATTTGATTGTATCATTTGTATTCAAAAGAATTTCATAAAAAATTGAAATCTCTTTTGAATGGACTGTTAAACCATGTTGCTAACGCCAGTTTTATCGTCCAATTCAGTTCATGTCAAAGATGCACTTGAGAATTATTTTGAAATGGAATGCGTTGAGAAAGTTATCGTGGAAGAACAGTTTACGTATATAACTTTTAAAGACGTAAAGGAAAACGCAAAAATGATGCAGTTTATTCATGAATATAAAGGCAAACACCGTTTTATCTATCAAAATCAAATCTACCATATTGAAACAGAATATCTACATTTTTAAGTGGAATGTGTTGGCATAAGTTTATTTTTTGTAGATTAAAAACTAATTGAACTACCAGTTAAACTTTTACAAAAAGACGAATAGTTTTCCTTTTTACAATAAAAGTGAACGTCTTTGATATTTTCACTTTTAGATTTACTTGTTTTAGATTTACTTGTTTTAGATTTACTTCTTTTAGATTTACTTCTTTTTCCTGCAGTAAATCCTTCTCCTCTAAGATGTCGCATAGCTAGAATTATTGCATCATCATCATCAACCAGCATTGTAAGCAGAGGAGGCATTGCTGGCGTGGGAGGAATAGGTATCGTATGAATAGGTATCGGATGACCATCACCATTATCAATGAAATCAACATCTATCCTTGGTGCAAGACATGTATGAACTCTCACAAATAATCTTGGCATATCATCACGAAAATCAATTGGTTGTGCAACTGATGCAACTGGTACAAAAACAAAATCTATGTTATTTTGTTGAGCCAACATATTAGCCATAATAGGTGTCGGTTGAGGAGTTGCATGTATCATTGAAGGAATTGTCGTTCCCGCTTGGGTATAAGACTGATCTCTAAACATAAGTGTTGTTCCTGCTCTACACAATAATGAAATAGTTTCTCTACGATCATTCCTACCGAGTGGATTCAGTGGACCAGTAGAAAGTACAGTTCCTCTGGTTACGTTCTCTTCTGGACAAAGAAACATTAACGATACATATTCTAAATTTTCACTTGCGCCCATTAAGTCATTTGAATCTTTATGAAACTTATGAATTGTACTAATTGGTCTATCTGGATATAAATCAATAATAACTCGTCGTTTGTCTGTATT